CATTAGGTAAAGCGAAATTTGCGTTAACGCCTCTATCACTAATATTCTCCAACGCAAGCCCCGTAGCACACGCTTTGAGATCTGCTTCTGTTTTGTAGAGTTTACATACCACAATGAATCTAGTGTTTGTGGCCTCGATAAGCTCTGTTTCCAATCTTCCATCTGGATAATCCTTCCACCATTTATGTAGACGTTCGTCTACTGTTTCGTAATTAGATAAATCAAAAGCCATTAGTCCACCCAATCCAATCCCTCATCGGTTAATGCATCGTGGCATGTTTTGGATATTGCAATATAACCCAGCGCATCTGCGTAGTTGTCTTGGTACTGTGGACTTTCCACGCTTCGGCTGATTTTGACCATCGCCATACACATAGCGACTTGGTTAGCTGTAATTGGATAGCCCAGGTAGGCACTCCACAATTCACCGATCCTTTTATGCTGCGGATACGGATGGCCGTACTTCGCACCTCTTTCGTGAATAGTGTCTGTAACATGGCTAAATAGTTTCTCAGTGTTTGTCATAATCAAATACTGCCCTAGATCTTAGTTTCTCGATCTTCTGATTATGCTCAATAGAAGCTTTCCACCCAGCTGATCTGCCAACCCAATAACCACGCTCAAACGCCTGGTCTTTTATTTTCCATACAATCATAACTAAAACTGCTAGACCTAGCATGATCCAAAAAAATATTAGACCATCCTGTCTAGCTTCTAGCCATATGTTATTCATTTGTAGCCCTACTTTCTATGCTCACGCTTTGTGGCATAGCAATAGTGTTACACCTGTGTATGACTTTGTGGATGATTTAGAGCCTATATTTGATAACGATTTGATAACGTTATTTGTAGAGTTTGCCCTCAAAAATAAAGCTGCCATCTGAATTTATAGGGATAGTTATTACCTGGACTTTACGCTCGTGCACATAGGCCACAGCAAAGCCTTGTTGCCAGTTTGCATAGCCCCTTGTGTATGCCATGCCTGAACTACTCAAATCTACTAAATTGCCAACCTCAACGCCCCACACAGTACGCCCTAATTGGCCTCTAGATGCCTCTGTAAAGGCCGATTGGCCTAATCTATGGGTATGCCCACACACCACGCTCTTACCAAGCCTTCTAGCCCCATTTAAGGCCGTTTGTCCAGGTACTTGGCTAAGAGGGAAAGCGTCACCATGAACGGCTGTCCAGCCTGGTGCCCAATCGAGCCCAAATGGGTGGAATTTAATCTGGAGCTTGTCATATCCCATAAAACGCTCATACTGCATTTCGGGTAGGTTGAGGAAAGATGGTAGTCGTTTTTTAATTGATCGGTAGAGTCTGATTCCATGATTACTCCCAAGTACATCTGTTACGCCCAAGTAACTTAATACTTCTTGTGTTTGTTTTCTATCGTCATTTATGTTGCCAACCATCTCATCGATAGTGCCAGCGTTAAAACCGCCTAGCTGTGGTAGATCAATTTCATCACCGATGCAGATAGTTCTATGAGGCCGCCACTTACCTAAAAAACGACCTACTGATTTGACACTTGCTTCATTAAAAAAAGGAACTTGCAGATCTGACACGAACGCAATTTTGCGCAATTAGTCCTCGTCTTCGTAGGGGTCATGGTCTGGATTAACTGGATCAAAGTCTGGACTAGATGGTGTTAACCAGTCTGGGAATACGTTTTTATCGCACATCCCTAGAGCTTGATCTACTGGAAATCCTGCACGTCTTAGGCTTAAATAAAACTCACGCAACGAGATGGCATAGGTATCTAACTTAGTATTAATCTGCTCATGGGTGTATTTACCCTTGCGCTTATTAACCTTCTTACGCTTGCGTGCAGTAGCCATATTGCTATTGTCGCCTATTCATGATAAGGAATAGATCATCGACACGCTGTTCTAATCTAGTTAGCTGATCTTTCATACTAGATCCACCGTTAGGTCGTAGTTCGTTTAACCAACCTTTAACGAGAAAACGTAATCCGATTAGCCCGCCTGATAGCACGGCCATAACGCCAGCGCCAAAGCCAGCCCATTCTGCCGGACTCATTTTTCATTAGTACCGATTACATCGGATTTGTCTAAAGCCCTAACTGCTGGACCAGCGAAAGCTGCAACTATTACAGCTAGTGCTGGATCTAAACCTAATTCATTACTTGCTAAAAATGTTAAGAAAGATACTAATACCCCACGTGCATAGGATTTTAGTATGGCTTTTTGTTTCTTGCTTATCTTCATATTTTGCCCCCTAGTAGTGGTATATCGAACTCTCTGCCGTCTTTGTCGCCTAATTTTGTAAAGCTGATATGGATGTGTTTTGTATGCTTGTTAAAACCCTTGTACTTACGCCACTTAAAATTAAGTATCCTGCTAGCAATCATGCCATTATGAATTACGTAAGATATACGCTTATCGGTTTTCGCACATTTTCTGATCTGGTCAGCCAGATATATTGAGATCCCTTCGGATGAATCCAGGCGAGAATCAACATCAATGGCTCTGACAACGAATCCGCTCCGTTCGTCTGGATTATGATCCGATTTGCTGGCGGAATGACGAGCATCACCAATCCACCCATCACTGGTAGTGCGGCGATCTGGATACCAGGTATCAATTTGATCTCTAAGCTGTTCGCCAGCTTTACTCAGCCAAGGCTTCAACCCAGTTACCTAACTCTTCATCCCACTTGTAAATTTTGTCATTATTTGGATGTTCTACTGGGGCAATCCAAAATGAACCATTTCTAATCCATGATGGATAAGGTTTTGGTGCAATAAAAATATCTTCTTCTGGATTATATGTATATCCAATTCCAGCATAAGTGCCTCGAATTTTAGAATTATAAGAAGTTCTTTTACAAACTTGATTTCTAAAATTACCATACCAAGCTTCGGTATCTAATCCTTCAATAGTTTCAGTTTCATCGATACCTACTATAACTTCGGTTACGATGTTATTTTCGTCTAAAAATGCGTAATGTGCCATTATGCCCAACTCACATTTCCAGTACCTGCTGTAATTGTAGTAACTTTATAAGATCCGCTAGTAGATGTTGATCCAGTTAAACCTACCCCAATAGTAATAGTATAAGAATTTGGGTATCTTAAAATTACTACACCAGACCCACCTGCTCCAGCTACATAAGTATCACTAGCAGAGCCACCACCGCCACCACCACCAGTATTTGCGCTACCACTTTGAGGAGCTGTTGTTGTAGATCCAAAACCATCACCACCGCCGCCTTTTTGACCAACAGTAGCAGTACCACCGCCTAAACCTTTTGTACCAGCAGTTTTATCGGAAGCACCACCGCCGCCGCCAGCATAATAATTTGTAGATCCAGTTATGCTTGTTGCAACTGCAATACCACCATTAGCCCCATTACTTCCTGCAACACCATTAGCACCTGCGCCACCAGCGCCGCCGCCACCACCGCCTTCGCCATTAGCACCAACAGATCCACCATCATAACCTTCATTGGATGTTCCAGTACCTTTAGTACCTAAATAAGATGCACCGCCACCTGATCCACCATTTTTACCATTAGGTGAAGAAATTCCACCACCACCGCCACCACCTGTTGTTGATACTGTTGAAAAACTAGAACTTGAACCTGTAGAACCTGCAGCATCATTTGTGCCAGCAGCGCCACCACCGCCAACTGTTACCGAATAATTTGTTGAAGCTAATAATGATAATAATGAAGGCAAAGATCCGCCGCCGCCAGTATTGTCAACAGTGCAACGCAAACCACCTGCACCACCGCCAGGTCCACCATCAGAGCCAAAAGAAAATGTTGATCCACCGCCACCGCCACCTGCAACAACTAGATAATCAACAGTTAACGCAACTGAAGGTGAACCTATATTGCCTGTTATTAAATTATTAATCATTAACCTATTGCTCCAACTACATACCAAGCATTTGCAGCTGTTTTAATACAAGATGCAGATTTGTATTGTCCTAAAGTTGGTGATGCAGGTGTACCGCCAGCACTTAATACTGTAGTCGTACCTGGTGTAACTGCGCTAATTGTGCAAGTTCCTGCACCTTTATTTAATACTGTAATAACTGTACCTACTGCAAAGTTATAAGTAGCATCGGTTGGAATATTAAATGCTATTGCCGTTGCTTTATTCATAGGTATTAGTTGTTGATATTCGTCACCGCTTGCAGCTGTATAATCTGTAGTCTTATCTGAAGCTACAGAAAATGCTGGCAAGCCGTTCCACATGGCGGCTGTTACTACATCGCCCGTTGCGCCTGGAAATGTTGGCATTTTTTCTCCTTAATAAGAAAGTACGTTTTGTCCTAAGACCCCGTAGTTTACGTTGCCTATTATAAACCCATCGATGATAGGTTCGAGTGTTGTAAAGATAGTTTTCCAACTATTCGGGGTAATAGTCATATTTACACCGAAAATTTGTAGGGTCTTTTCTAAGGTAGATCCACCAGGCTGGGTAGTAATCACAGTGATAGGGTCAAAAAAGTCTAAATCTAAGGCTGCCAATATGCCTGAATTGTAGTTAGGGGTATACAGGTCAAGTTCAATAGCATCACATCGAATAGAGGTTTCAGCCCTACTAGCAACATAAGCCTTGGCATAATCCATGGCTACAGCATCGGTCTGCATAAGTAGATTATCTAAGAAATAGCTGTGTATAAAATATTTATCGATAGATGCTTGATTTGTAGCAACTTGAGCACTACCACCTGATCTAGTAATAGTTGCCTTGTTAAATACTAAAACATCATTTAATACCCATACTGCATTGGCATAGATAATACCTGAGCCATCATCGGCGAAAACTGTAGGCGTGCCTGCTATTGATGCAACAGTTACTGATCGATCTTGGAATACAAATGAGCCGCTGGCATCAACATAAATAGCACCATATTCACTATTGGCAACTGTTTGTAATGCTGATAAAGAAGTTCTATTACTACCTGGGTCTGCTTGTAATGTAGTTAAACCAGTATCTACATCACGCATATATGTAGGCCAGTCAATTTGATCTAATATCTGATTAATTCTAGTTCCAGATAAATCACCAGCAGTAGCACCTGTAACTGTACTTATTTGGGCATTCTGCGCTAATCTGAAAGCATCTACAGCTTGTATAGTTGTATAGGCTACATCTTCTGCATCTTTAGGATATGTAGTTACATAACTTGTAATAAAGCCAGCAAATATAGGATAGGTATTAGCGCCATAGGTTGCAGTGATTTGTATTTTACGCATAGGTAATAAAACATTAAAATATGGGCTACTAGGATTTTCTGGATTAAAATCGCCATTCTGATCTACAATACGTAATGACATCGTGCCAGTTTGAAATTGATCTATCAAAGCATTACGGCCACGTCTAGTTTCTATCTTTTGTACTTTATCCGATACATCTACAATAATATCTGCGCCATCGGCTAATACGTTTGTGCCTAATATTCCTGAACCTACTGTAAATGCAGTACCAAAACTTGGGCCAGTGCTAAAATTTATTATTGCATTAACTACAGGTACGGCCATTACAAGCCACCTGCTACACCATAACTTATACCCGCTTTAGTGGCTACTTGGATACTTTCTGCAATTAATTGTGCAAATCTATCGCCAGTTTGAGCAGTGTCTATGGTT